ATCAACGAAATCAGCTCCTTGAATATTAAACTTAGATACTTCTTCAAGTGTTCTACTAACATTACGAGCTTCTGAAGTAGCAGTAGCGCTCAAGCTATAATCTAACCTACTTGAAGGTACAATTGTAAATGCGTTAGGAGCTTTGTCTCCTGACATTGTTGGTGTATACTGATTTAAAGCCCCATCAAAGTTAGTAGCTGGATTCAAGTTAACACCATCAATTACACCTACATAATAACCTTCATAGTTATTATTGATTGTTGTCTTCGCTGTATTAAGAACAATGATACCAGCCCCTGTTGCAGTTCCTGTTAAGGATGATGCGTTGAATGTAGCAGTTGCTCCTGAACTTGCTACATCAGACCAGGTAAAGTTCCCGTCGTTAACTTTATTATATTGTTCCTGGGTTAATTCAACTAATGTTGGATTACCAAAAATATAATAATCTGAAGCACTTAAAGAAGATTCATATCCTGCTAATGAATACGTAACAGAAGCTGTATAAACAACACCTTTAATTAGTGTATCTGCAGAAATAGAGCTTATATTACTCTCAATTGTACTACCTGTGATGGTACTTACTGACGTGTAATATGTCTCATTTGAAGCTGTTCCGGTGGCGAATGTTGTGTATTTTGTTAAACCTTCAGCGTCTTTCGTAATAATTTCAACATAAGCTATACCGTAGTCGCCACCGCTACCTAAATCTTCATCAACAGTAATTTTCCCACCAGACAAGCTAGTAATATTAACTGTTTTAGGAGCGACAACTGGATAAACCAATGCTGTATATTTGTTTTCAGATGCGGTTAATCCGTTGCCACTACCATAAGGTAATCTGGATACATAAACATTAGCATCACTATTGAATACTTGTTTGACACTGTGATAGAAATATCTTTCAGCCGCGTTAGTAGGCTTACCGTAGATTTCCTCGAAATCAGAAAATGTACCTACGTTTAAGACTTCATCTGTAGGGCCTTGATTTGAAAAACCAGGAATAAAAACACTGGTTCCAATTGGCTCTGCAGGTCGTTGCGTCAGATCGATTTCTCTAATTTCTACACCTGGGGATTGTATTGTTCTTCTAGACATAGTTATAACTTTCTTTAATTATTTATTAAAGTTCAGGTCAAAATAGAGAAATAAATAAAACTGGATTTTTATGCAAAATTTGATATAATACTAAATATATGAAAGGTATCATACTTGCAGGTGGTTTAGGAACTAGAGTATATCCTAATACAAAGGTTTTATCTAAGCAGATATTACCAGTGTATGATAAACCTACAATATACTACCCTCTCTCCACTCTAATCAAGTTAGGTATTAAAGACATACTTATTATTTCTAATAGAGTTCATTCTTTTTTTGATCTACTTGGGGATGGTAATGAATTAGGTCTCAATATTACATACAAAGAACAAAAAGAACCTCGAGGTATCGCTGAAGCTCTTATTATCGGCGAAAAATTTATTGGTAATGATAATGTAGTTCTAGCTTTAGGGGATAATATCTTTACAGGAATAGATTATAAGCCTCTAGTAGGAGCAACGATAGTTGGATATAAAGTAAGCAATCCATCAGATTACGGGGTTGTAGAGTTTAATGAAGACTTAGTTGTTACTAGTATTGAGGAAAAACCAGATAATCCTAAGAGTGATGTTGCTGTTACCGGTTTATATTTTTATGATAATACTGCTCCAGATCGCGCTAAAAATTTAACTCCATCTGGTAGAAATGAACTAGAAATTACTGATCTCAACAAAAGTTATCTCGAAACCGAGGATTTAAATCTTACCATATTAGATAATGAACATGCTTGGTTTGATACAGGAGATCATGATCAAATGTTTGAAGCTTCTATGTTCGTCAAGAGTATACAGAATAGAACTAACTGCATGATCGGTTGTATTGAGCTAGAAACCTTTAAGGCTCACAATATTACAAAAGATCAATTAGATAGAATTATATTTAATATGCCTAATAGTAAGTATAAAGAAAATCTAATCAGATCAGTTTAGCTTCCATTCTTGTAAAACTAAATGTAGCTGCAGCAGCAATTTCACTACTATCTCCATAGTTCCATTTTATTTCAGTTAAATTAGTTGGAAATGCACCTACGTAATCAAATTGTATTTTTCTATTTTCATATTCATCTAATCCATATACTGTAAATGTTGATGAATATGCTTTTAGTACTTCATGTCTTTTGACATTGATAACATTATCACTATTGAATGTACCCGATTTCACATCATTTAGAATATCTAACCACTTATATATTACCCAGTAGTTTTTATATTCATTATCAATCTTGAAATCAAATGTTATATCTTCATATGCTTCTCTTGCATGAGAAGATACCTTTATAGATTGAGCTCCATAATTTACAGTAGTAGAGTTTACTTTTATAGATGGGGTTAAAGTACCAAATACACTCATTTCAAGGCTATCAGAGTTTACTCTATTATTATTGCGGGTTATATTATCATTAATCTCTTTGATAATATCAGGTAAGTTTAACACTAAGATAAACTTATCATTTCTATTCTTATTTAACGGTGATTGATTCATTGTAATACTTCCCATCCCTGAGCTATCATATCATCTAACTCAGATGTCTCTTCACCAATATTTATGTCTTGAAATACTACATTAGGTGGTTCCCAGGTATCAGATAAGTTTTCTGTTTTGTAATCATTTAAAAATCCTTTGAAGTTTTGATGTACGAACTCTGATAGTACAATACTTTTTGGTTTACCGTTATCGTCGAGTTCAACAATCTCATAATAACGCTGTACTAATGAGTTATCTAAAATCATTAAGGCCCATATTAATGACATTACTCTATCATCATTATATCCAGGCTTAGCTGACCATGTACCGTTAGGGTTACGCTGAAAAGCTCTTAATTCTTCTATAGTTTCTTTACTTCTAAATATTATGCACTTGAGTTCATGTACCCAGTATCTCATATTCATAACACCTTTGTACTTGGTGTTAGTATGCGCGTATACTCCTAATCTATCGAACTTAAACTTACCAGTTCTAGGACTATAGCTTACAATATTAGGGTACCTGTAATTTTGATATAACGCATCAACAACTTGACCACCACTATTATTTCTCTCTATTAATACCGGAGGAGCTCCCCAGTGATGACAAATTTCATGTACTTTAGTAGCAAACTCAAATGGATTAATAATGTTACTAGCATACTCTGCTACTTGCCTAATCTCAGTCAAATCTGATATATCTAAAACTTGTATAACAGAATAGTTCTTACCTACTCCTTCAGCTATATCAACCCCTATTGTATAAATAGAATTTATATCAGGTTCTTCCCATATTTTGTATGCTCCTTCATCAAAGATATGTTTTGGTTCTCTAATCTCACTTTCTAATTTATCAAAATACTCCTCATCGATAAAAGTGTCTCCTGACTCTAAAAACTCACAATCAAATTCTTGTCTGAAAGCTTCTTCGCTACCAATAGATTGTATAGTTTCTTGCTTCCATTTTTCATCTCTACCTGGTATTTCATACCACATCATTTTTTCTGCATACCAGTTACTCTTTTTGTTTTGGCCATCCATATACAGTTTGTAGAAGAGATTATCAACTCCATTAGGGGTTGATGCTATAAAAATTTTAGATTTCTTAGAAGAGGAAATAATCGGGTATACTGATTTCCAGAATGAATCTACTAGGTTATTAGGAATGAAAGCTAACTCATCAAGAATAAGAACATTACAAGAATCACCACGACCAGCATCTGAACTAGTAGTACTAATACCTATACTACTACCATTAGCTAATTTCATAGAAGTTTTTCCATACTCAATAACACCTGGTTTGAGATAGTTAGGTAACATCTCATATGCTGTTCTTATACGAGAAAAAATATTAATAGCTGTTTGTTCTTTGTTAGCTACAACCAGTATACGCTGATCTTCTTGAAAGCATGCTATCCATAGCGCATATATTGTCATCATTGTAGTCTTACCTGTCTGTCGTGATGCTAAACACGCTACAAAGCGATTATCGCGCAATGATCTTAATACTCTCTTTTGACTTGCATAAAGAGGTATTTTCATTTTACCTTTATCTAGGTTAACTATAAAAAAGAAATTTTCCGCAA